CGCGTGTTTTTTTTTTCTCCTTAACACCTCAACCTAAGGATCAGTAAACCCCATATCAGTAGAGGCGAAGTACACTTTTCTATTTTTCCACTTTAAAAATCATCATCAACAGCAAACATGGACATTTCCTCATTAGGAAAGTTTCGCAATGACCATTTTTCCCTGTCAATTTGATTTTTTTTTACCAATGTGGCTAATTTCGGGAACCCATTCCTCAATTCTTCTAGCGACATCTTCCCTTTCCGGAGGTACTGAGACAAATCTCCGCCCCTCTTCGCCTGAAAGTGCCTGAACAGGACTTCATTCACATCAGTCACCTTAACCTTGATATGACTAAAGCCCAGCATAAACACATCACGCAGGTAGTTATAAGAATCAAGATTCGCCGCGTACGAGTCATAAGCCATTCCCATCGCGGATAGCATCACATCCATAACATTTCGACACGGGTCTGGTTCTCGTCCGTACACGAGACGGTAAGAATAGTCAGAAATTGGCCTCCATGCTAACAATTTAGGCTGCTTCTCTCCTTTCCACGGGTTGAGGACCAATCGTCGATGTAGAAAAGAACATCCATCTTCTATCACAGAGCCACTCTCCGAAACAATCGACAATAGGGGTTTATCGATCTTAATATCCTTAAAATGCATATCGAAAAACTGTCGTGCCCATGCTATATAACGCGCAAAACCAAACGTCCCTTCTAATACCCTAGGACATCGATGTATGAGATCATCACCGTAAACTATCATAATCAACTGCATATGTAGTAAAGCCTCCGTTGCGGCCATAGCTACTTCTGCATCAACTATGCGCGATATCTCATAACAACACCATAGACAGAATAGTAACAAAGATACCCAGGAATCGGCATGTGAAGTTACCACCGATCCTGAAGGCACACCTCCATGAACGACCATCCATACCCCGGCATAAACATGTGTTATCCTCGTTATTAACCAGTCAAAAATGGTCTTTAACATTTTCTTATAAATTGGCCACGCTCGACTTTTCCTATTATAATAAATCCCACCATGTGCTACAAAAAATTCTAGCAATACCCTATGTAGTGACTGATCACAATTTATCAAATCACCCATCGAATATACCGCCGCTGTCGGGTCATGCCAATTATAGTGTAACAACTCCGCTATACGATCTGCCCCGCCATACGACCATGTGTGGCCTATACAAATATAGCCACGCTCTAAATTCTGTCGCAAGGTAAACAGAACACGCTCCGTAAGAGACTCCTCATCACTCGGAATCACAAAGAAACGAAATTTATCTGCATACTTTTGGTAGTCCTCCGGTAAATATTTCTCATATTTTCCGTAAGTCTCATCCTTTCCCTTCATTACCCATGCCTTATTACGAAGCACTGGCATCCCATATGCTGACTCACGAAACATACGATTAACATTCTTCACGGCTCGTTCATGGGACTCAAATTTCTTTCCCCGGGGACTTACAAAGATCGGTATCCCCGTCTCTGTTTGTGTTGTAAGCTCAGGCCCTGGAGCATCCCCTGAGCTAGCACCCAAGTATATCGAAGTGATATATGTTGGATCTGGGTTAAATTCGTACTTTCCAAAATATTGCCTCGTATCTAATACGCGATACAGCATGTCCAACGCTCTAGGCATTAGTGGTGCTAACGCCCGTGCATACTCGTTTAAAAATTTAACATTCCTCCCATACACCGCAGTTTGCTTTGAGAATTTGCTCGAATGAAGATCCGCTAATGCTGACCTAGTATAAGGTCTCTCTGGGGAATACCCGCCAACAGCAAGGTTATACGGTGAAGCCCGGCGTGCTGCTAAAACGGCCAGGGATGGAATCTTAGTATCTTCCTTCCACGTTCGACCGTCAGCAACGCGCCATACCTCCTGCCGTAAATCACCCTCACTGAGTCCGACTCCTCGACGAGAAAAATACAGGACATCCGCTAGCTGAAAAATCCGGGAAACCGACTCCGTAGGGACTGGTAACTCGGAGGGACGAGTCGTATTTTGTGTATGAAAATAAGGAGGTACTCGTGTTAGATTCTGATACGCTCCTGCATCTATACGTAACGTCGTCAACACACTCTGTACGTTCCTTGATATCGGTACAAAATCCACCGAATAATCAAAGTTCGCTGCTATGACCGCCATCGCATATAAGATCATGTCTTGCAATGACTGCCTCACCGTACCAGAATAGCGAG